TGATAATGAGCTTTTAGACCTTGAGAGAAATAAGTGCCCATCATAGAGAAAGTAGGTCTGGGTACGCCGATACCGAGCACGGCTGAGCTGAGTGCATCAGCCCGTTCACATGGTCTTAGCGTATCAAAATAGTCGTTATCATATTTATGTAGGAAACCTGTAACAGTAGTGGAGTTAAACTGGTTTAAATACTCACCCCAGTACCAAGTGGTATTAGCCAGCATTGACTCATAAAATAATGAGTCATTATCACTAACTAAATCTTTTGCCATAACTATCGCCTCACGGGATAGTTGTGCCCCATCACCTTCTAGTAGCATAGGCAAGACTGCTCTCCTCAGGCCAAGTTTAGGCAAGCTCAGAGTCCTCTCAACTTGTAACCACCAGTGAGATTCAACTGTTTCAGTAGCCGGTTGGACCAGCCAATATTTCATCGCAACTGCAGCAGCTTTCAGCTCTTCATACCATTTGTGAGTTACAACAAGTTTTGTCAATGTACTCTTTAAGTCTTTAGTTGTGAAAACGAATTCTGGAACAGCTAAATCTTGAGATCTAGGTCTCAGAGCATAAATCTTATCTTCTTCATTATGTCTGAAATCAACATCTTGGTCAACCAAGAAAGGAGTTGATCTTTTATTGCCATCCATAGCTATACCTAGTATAGCCACTTCTTTCATTGTCATACCACTGCAATTTACATAATACCGAGCCTTTCCAAAATTGTTGATAGCTTCTTCACTAACTGGCATATCCATATCATGAACTGCTAACTTACCCAAATCATAAGAAGCACTATGATGCCATTCGGAAGGCACTTTGAATCTATTATGTAACATACCAACTACATTACTAAATGTGACACCGGATTGGCTATGACCATCATCATAATCATACATCTGCCAATATTGTACCTCAAATTGAAATCTTTGTTCGTGATAAGCTGGGTTAGGAACCATCTGTCCCGGGTTGCCAGGAATCTGGGCTGCGGGCAAAGCTCGTAACCACCTTTTCATTGATTCCAATATAGTGTAGATATGCTTATCATTGTCGCTTACACCCATACGGAACATATTCATACGAATGTAGTTAACCAAGTTCACAAAACTAGTATCTTCATTAT